AAAACTTAGGATTCTATTACGGCGATGATGATGACGATGAGTATAACGAATCTACTAATGAAAGTCTTAACCCAGAAGTATCTAAAAAAGTAGCTCAATTCATCAAAGCAATGGCTAAGAGATACGACTATGAAGAGCAAGATGCTGTTTATGCTATTATGGCAGCTTTGAAACAAAGAGATTTTGACGGAGTAAATGAAGAGGAATACAAAGGAAAACATCAAGGTACTAACTATAAATGGCCAATGTCAAAGGCTACTAAAGATAGAAAAGAAGCTGATAAAAAAGAAACATTAAAAGAATTTACAGACAATTCATTTAAAGGCTCAGAAGTAATCGACAATGCCAACAAAAGATCGCCTGATATGTTCGGTAAACAATTATTTGCAGATCTATTACCTAAAGGGGTAGCTAGTGAAAACGATGCATTTGAAGCTTTAAAGAAACATGATAAGAGTGGTATCAAAGCTAGAATGGGTCGATATGCACCAATGTTTGTTCACATGCAATATCATGTATTAGAGCATGAAGGTGATAAATATAGAATGCATCAAAAACAATACTACAATAGTAACTTTAAAGATAAAGATCCAGACTTTAATCCTGGCGTATCTGCAATTACCTTAATGAAAGTAGATGAAAATGATGAGGGTAAAAATTTAGGTACTATTCTAGTTAAAACAGATCAGTATGTACAAGATCTAAGAAACTTACCTGGTTTAGGTAAGAGACATATGGAAGAAGCTACTAGAAAAGACCTAGGAATGGTCACATCAGTATCTAAACGTAGAGCAGGAGCTGAATTAAAACAGAAATTAGCAGGTAAACGTTCTGATGGAATGGGTAAGTATGATGGTAATATTTACGGATTAGATAAAGACGGCAAAAGAGTTGAATTGAAAAGTTTAAACGATTTAAATAAATTTAAGAAGTTTGAATTAGATGCCGATATAAACGAAGTAAATGAAGCTTCTAAAGAGAGAATGATTAAGCAAATTAAAAGAGCTCTCAAAGACGGTCTTTCTATATATAAACTTCCAATGGATGCTCAGACATATTATACTCACCACAAAGATGAGTTTAAAAAAGAAGCTAAAAATGAAGCTAAAGGAGGTCAAATTATGCCTGGAGATTATGTTAAAAATCAACACGGTAATATTTACCAAAGAGTAGATGGAAAAGTTGGAAAACATGATGCTTATGTTAGAGTTACTAACGGTAAAGTAGGTAAAAAGAAAACTGGCTTACATGACTCTTTTAAATTAACTTTAGTTAATAAAAGTGAATTAGAGGAAGCAGGACCTGGATTTGCTCATGACTGTGCAGCACACGTTGTACATGAAGTATATGGAGCAGGTATATGTTTAGACGAACAACATACTTTAGTTAAAGAAGGTAATAAGCATGTAGTAACTCACTATGATGTATTCTTTAAAAAAGGAAATAGGTTAGTAGAAGATGTTCCTGCTGAGCACTTAAAAGTGATCACTATGAATGAACATTGGCATAAAGGCTACAAAAAGAAAAAGAAGTAAGATATGCATAAATTAGAAAAACTCATACTCGAGGCTTACTCTGACGTCATTAATGAAATGTCCCAACAGGCTATCCAATCTAAAGGTGGTACTGTACAGTGGGAAGATATTTCTGATTCACAGAGAAAAAGTATTGTTAAAAGATACGGTGAACCTAATTACGGTGGTGAGCATGATTTTTTCAACCAAGCTATGGATACATACTTTAAAGCTACAGAAAAGAACACTACAACAGGAAGCATAGGGCATAAAATACTTACTTTACCCTCTTTCTCTGCACTTTATAAGAATTACGCAGGTATCATACAAGACATTAAAAAACTAATGGGCTCTGACGATGTTAGACAAGATCAAGCAGCAAGAGAGTTATTTGAACTTATTAAAACTAACTTCAGAAAAATACAAAGATACCTTAGAACAGAAAGACCAGAACAATATAGTTTACTTAAACTTCAGAGAATGAGTGAACTAATGACTACTAAGTTAGAAGAATATAAAACATCTCGGACTTTAAATGAATCTCTTATCGATTCTCTAAACGAAGAAGAACCAACACCAGAAGAAGAACCAGATACAGAAGCTCCAGAAGAGACTGTATTAGAAGACGCTACTGATGAAATCCTGGGAAAGTTCCCAACATTGAAAAAAGCTATTATTAAGTTACAAACCGGACAGTTTAAGGAGTTCGTAGAAAGCATCGACTGGATCTCTCCACGTCCATCGTCTTTCAGGGTGAACATTAAAAACGGACAATCCTATATCCTTAAATGGACAGGAACTGGGTTTGAAGCACAAATATTAGGTAAACGCTATTATATTGAAAAGATAGATGAATACCAACAAGCTTTAGATAAGTTGGCTAGACTTTACAAAGAAGGTCCTATGAGCGGGGCTGGAGAAGGAGAGCCCGCTGATACTGATTCAGGAGGCGGAGGAGGTGGAGGCGGTGACTTCCCGGGTGGAGAAGGTGGAGCTGAAGGCGGTGAAGAAGGCGGCGCAGACGTTGATTCACTAGCAGGAGATGATGCCGGAGGAGAAGAAGGCGGCGGAGCTGACTTAGGAGGTGAAACAATAGACTTCGAAGACGGAGAAGAACCAGAAGCATAATATGAATCTTATAGATAGAGTTATACTAGAATGGTCCTATAAGACCAAAAAAGGATATCCTGACATTAATAATGAAAAGGATATGGCTCTATTTGAATCTATGTTTGGTTTTAATCTAAATGAAACACCCCTTACTCCTAAAGAGTTAAGTAAGCAAAACTCTAAAACAAAAGAAGAAAGGATAGATATACTAATCTACAAAATTAAAAATAAAGAACCTTTAGAATTAGATAAAGGCGGATCCTTTTTAGTTAACGATCCAGCAGGATCTAAAGTAGCAGAATTAGAAGCTTGGGATATAGGCAAAGGGCCAGTTACCTTAGAAGATAAAGAAGGAAATAAAATAACTACTTCTAAACTTAAAAAATCTGATGATTTTGGAGGAGGTAAAGGTTCTGGAGGAGGAGCTGCACAGACAGCTATTCAAGAAACAGCTCAATGCTTAGTTAATGCTTTAGCACAGAAGATAGGTAGTGAAATCTCAGTAGCAGATTTAACAGAAGAAAAACTTAATTCTGTAGTAAGTGATATTGACTCTAATACTCCAGTTGCTGATATAATTCAATTTATTATTAATTCACCAGGATGGGCTTTAACGTTTATCAATACTGCTAAGAAACTTAACTCTTTTGCAGGAACTGGTTTTGAATACCATAGAGGCTCATCATTTGTAGAGTCTATATACACAGCTTGGAAAAAAGTAAGAAAAGATAACGGATGGAGAATATCAGACGATAAATGGAATCCTGCAGATATATGGATTGTATCTCCTTCAATTAAAAACGTTACTTTACGAAATGGAGACATAGCTGAATTAAATAACCACCTATTGGAGCTATTTAGCGAAAAGAAACTTATAGGTGTGTCGTTAAAGAAGTTAGGACCAGATAGTAAAATGAGTGTACTAAATAAAGAAGCATCTGCTGAGAAAGATGGATACGCTTCTTCTATAGTTTCTCCTACATCTAAGGATGCTTACATAAGTTTTGACTCTGGCGTAAAAATGCAGCTAAGAACATTTACTACAGACGGTACAAGCTTCCAAGGAGAGATAAAAGGTAAGACTGCTAACCAAGGAAAGATCGGAGGAGGAGTAATAAGCTTATTAATTCAGAAAGCAGGACTAGATCCACTACCTACTCAGAAAAATGCATTAGCAGATTCGATTAATTTATCAGATGAGTTTGTAAACAACTTTATTGATATTGCAAAAAAATACGGAGGGTTTAATATATCCTCTGAAGAACTAAAAGAAAAGAGTACAGACTGGATATCATCAAAATATCAAGCTCTTTCGTTTATAAAGATTATTGAAACAGGAGATAAAGCATCAGTGTCCAATGCATTAACAGACATAGTTAATTATGCAGGATCAAAAAGTTCTATTTCATCTGTTTACATTAAAGTAAGTTAGTTATGGCACAAGATATTAAAAAGATAATAGCACAAGAGTATATTAAGTGTGCTAAAGATCCGGCCTATTTCATGAAGAAGTATTGCTATATACAGCATCCTACTCGTGGCCGTATCTTATTTAACTTATATCCATTTCAAGGTAAAGTACTACACTTATTTAAAGATCATCAGTACCTTATTACTCTTAAGTCTAGACAGCTTGGTATTTCTACTTTAGCTGCTGCTTATAGTTTATGGCTGATGTTATTTCATAAAGATAAGAACGTACTAGCATTAGCAACTACACAAGCAACTGCCCGTAACTTAGTTACAAAGACAATGTTTATGTATGATCAGCTACCTAAATGGTTAAAGCTACCTGCATTAGAGAAAAACAAATTATCACTAAGACTTAAGAATGGATCTAAAATTACAGCGAAATCATCTAATGCTGATGCAGCAAGATCCGAAGCGGTATCGCTCTTACTTATTGATGAGGCCGCCTTTATTGATAACATTGACGAAACGTTTGCAGCTGCTCAACAAACACTAGCTACTGGTGGACAGTGTATGGCTTTATCAACTCCTAACGGTATTGGTAACTGGTTCCATCAAACGTGGGAAAAAGCAGAAAGCGGTGAAAATAGTTTTTTACCTATAAGATTACCATGGACAGTACATCCTGAAAGAAATGAAGCATGGAGAGAGCAACAGAATGCTGACCTTGGACCTAAGATGGCAGGACAGGAATGTGATTGTGACTTCTTAGCTTCTGGGGATACAGTATTTGAACCGGATGATATGTCATTTTATGAACAAACCTATCAAAAGGATCCTCTAGAAAGAAGAGGAGTAGACGGTAACTTCTGGGTATGGGAAGGAGTAGACTACACTAAATCATATATGGTTGTAGCAGATGTTGCTCGAGGAGATGGAAGAGATTATTCTGCATTTCACATATTTGACATAGAAACAGCCACTCAAGTAGGAGAGTACAAAGGTAAGATAGCTCCAAGAGATTTTGGTAATATGCTAGTAGGTATTGCCTCAGAATACAATGAAGCACTTCTAGTAGTAGAAAACGCTAATATTGGTTGGTCTACCATAGAACAGATTATAGCACGTGAATATCGTAACTTGTTCTATAGTGCTACTAATAATATGGAGACAGTAGAGACTTATATGCATAAGTTTGAAAGAGATAAATTAGTACCAGGCTTTACAATGTCGGCTAGAACTAGACCATTAGTGATAGCTAAGATGATAGAGTATATTAGGGATCATTCAGCAACTATACAATCTAAGAGACTTATGTCTGAAATGAGAGTATTTGTATGGAAGAACGGAAAAGCACAAGCACAGGATAGATATAATGATGACCTTATTATTTCATGCGCTACGGCACTATATGTAAGGGATACTGCACTTAGATTAAGACAACAAGGAATAGACTTAGCAAGAGCTCAACTCTCTTCTTTTACTAATCTTAATGCTAAAAACAAAGCAGTCATTAAATCAGTTGGATCCCAACAAAATAATCCTTATATTGTAGATAATGGTCGTACAACAGAAGATATCAGTTGGATATTAAAATAGACTATTTATATAAAAATATATTTTAGATGGCAGATACATCATTGTTCGGAAGACTCCAGAGACTATTCTCTAACGACGTAGTTATAAGAAACGTCGGTGGAACACAGTTAAAGGTAGCGGACACACAATCAATACAAACTACAGGTAAAGTTAAGACTAATTCATTAATGGATAGGTTTACTCGTCTGTATACGTATAACAAAGCTAACATCTTTAATCCTAACTTAAACTACCAAACACTTAGGATTCAGTTATACTCTGACTATGAAGCAATGGACACTGATCCTATCATAGCATCAGCACTTGACGTTATAGCAGATGAAGCATCAGTAAAGAATGATCAAAACGAAGTTTTAGCAATTAAATCTTCAGATGAAAATATTCAAAGAGTTCTATATAACTTATTCTATGACGTATTAAATATAGAATTTAACTTATGGTCCTGGACTAGACAGATGTGTAAGTACGGAGACTTTTTCTTGAAGTTAGAGATAGCAGAGAAGTTTGGAGTATATAACGTACTACCTTACACTGTTTATCATATTGCTCGTTTAGAAGGTCATGATGAAGAGAATCCTAATAAAGTAGAATTCGAATTAGATCCTGACGGAATTGCAGCATCTACAGATACTAACTACTTACCTAATAGTAAGCAGTCAAGTAGAATAAAAATAGATAATTACGAAATGGCTCACTTCAGATTAATTTCTGATGTACACTACTTACCTTACGGTAGATCTTATTTAGAGCCAGCAAGAAAGATATTTAAACAAACTACCTTAATGGAAGATGCGATGTTAATTCATCGTATAATGAGAGCACCTGAGAAGAGAATGTTCTATATTAATGTAGGTTCAATACCTCCTAATGAAGTAGAGCAGTTTATGCAAACTACTATTAACAGTATGAAGAAGACTCCTTATGTTGATCCTAACACAGGACAATATAACTTGAAGTTTAACATGCAGAATATGATGGAAGATTTTTATCTACCAGTCAGAGGAGGAGATACTTCAACAAGAATAGAGACAACTAAAGGCTTAGAGTATGATGGAACAGGAGACGTTCAATACTTACAGGCTAAGTTATTTGCTGCATTAAAGATACCTAAAGCTTACTTTGGTTACGAAGGTGACTTAAGTGGTAAAGCTACTTTAGCAGCAGAAGATATACGATTTGCAAGAACAGTAGAAAGAATCCAAAAGATAATGGAGTCTGAATTAACTAAGATTGCATTAGTACATTTATACACACAAGGTTTTCAAGGAGAGAGTTTAACTAATTTTGAAATTAAACTAACTACACCGTCAATTATCTTTGAACAAGAAAAAGTAGCACTACTTAAAGAGAAAGTAGATTTAGCTGCTCAAATGCAAGATTCTAAACTATTCTCATCAGATTACATCTATGAAAACATATTCGATCTATCAGAAGATTCTTATATGGAAATGAGAGACTTAATGATTGAAGATGAGAAACGTAAATTTAGAAGAGCACAAATCGAAGGTGAAGGTAACGATCCAGCTAGCTCTGGTATGACTTACGGTACACCACATGACTTAGCATCTATGTACGGTAGAAGATCTACTTCTACTCCTAAAGGTGGAAGTCCTGGAGATGTACCAAAAGGCTACGATGAAACTCCTGAATGGGGAGAGCCTGGACCAGAAGGTGGTAGACCAACAGAAAAAGCATCAGTATATGGAACAAACGATGCCTTAGGAGGAAGAGATCCTCTAGGACAGCATGGTATGAAGGGTGGATTCCCCAGCGATGCAGATAACGTAAATGAAACGAAAGCCAAATCAATATTAAATCGTCAACTTAGTGACTTAAAACAGATTGTCTTTAAGAAAGACAGTAATAAAGACACTTCTAGTCTACTAAGTGAAGAGAACATTAAAGATTTAGGTAAGTAGTGCATATTTATAATAGTAAACGTGTATAATGAAAATAAAGCATTCCAAGTATAAAAATACTGGGCTAATATTCGAATTATTAGTCAAGCAGATTGCCGCTGATACTCTTAGTAATAGGAATTCACCGGCTGTAAGCATTATACGAGAGTATTTCGCGAATAAATCTACATTAGCTAAAGAGTATAAGATGTATAGTCTTGTAATCAAAGCAAATGGCGTAGCACAAAGAAAGGCAGAAGCTATTCTTTCTACAGTAACTGAAGTATCTAGAAAACTAGATCAAAAGCTACTTAAATCACAAAAATATAAACTTATCTCTGAGATTAAGAAACATTATAATCTAGAGGAGTTTTTTAGCATATCGGTAAGAGACTATAAAGCTCTTGCTGCACTATATTGTCTACTTGAAGCACAGAATAATGCTGAAATGGTAGATCCACAATATTTAGTAGATAATAAGTTAACAATCCTAGAGCACTTAACTGCAACAAAGCAAAACGAGGACAGCGTAAAGGATACCTTAATAGAAGAGTATTCGAAGTACGATAAGGACTTGAGGTTGTTGACTTTTAAAATATTATTAGAGAAGTTTAACGATAACTACAAGGACTTACTTCCAGAACAAAAATTTATACTCAAAGAATTTATTACCTCAGTTAACTCAAAAGCACGTTTACGCAACATTGTTAATGAAGAACTTGGTAAGATATCAATTCAAGTAGGAAAATTTGCTAGTAAGGTAAAAGATAAGGTAGTTAAGATTAAATTAGAAGAAGTTTCTAAAGCAATTGTTCCGTTAAAGAAGACTGATGCGATAAGTGATAGTCACTTAGTTAACTTAATGCAGTATTACGACCTAGTAAATGAACTTAAGACTCTATAATGAAGAGATCAGAAGTAGTATCACTAGTTAGAGAAGTAATGCAAGAGTTAGACGAAGCAAACGTTACTGGCGGTTCAGCTACATTTACTCCTGGACAAGGAATGAATTATGCTACTCCTTTCGCTTTTGGGAATGCAAAAAGAGCAAAAAAGACATTAAAGAAACAAGGATACAAAGAAGTATAAACATGACAGCAACTGAAAAATATAACTCCGTACTAGAAGGCTCAATGGCTAAAGGGGAGTTCCTTCGTCAAATGAAGCAAGCGTTCCCTAACTATTTAACAGTATCTAATGGATTTGAAGATTCAGTACAGATTCTAAAGAATAGAGGAATGATATCAGAAAATAAATTAAAAGATATCAGACATATCAAATCACCTGAAGATAATTTCTCATTAACTAGTATTGATAGAGGAGTTAACTATGAATTGAATAAAGCTGGTATTGATTCTTCTGGAGTTGTCACAAAAGAACAATACATCAAAGCTAGACAGCAAACTATCCTTAACTTACAAAAAGATCAAGCATTCTACTACAACCTTATGGCAGGAGAATCAGCAGGAGTAGATAAGCATGATAAAATGAAAGAAACTAAAAGAGGAGCTAAAGACGCAGATACTTTTAATGCTATGAAGAAAGCTACTCTTAAAGAGAATGCTGAACCTTCTGCATTAAGAGAGCAGACAGTTGACTTAATTGCTTTATTGAAAAAAGAAAGACAAGCAGACAACGAAGTAATAAAAGACTTTATTAAGACTCACTTTAACGACATTAGAGGAGCAAGCCCAGAAGAGATAGTAGACGAATTTGATGAGTTTGTATCAGTTAACTATGAAAGTCCATCTGATTACATAGAAGAAGATGAAGAAGAGTACTTAGACAAGAAAGATGCTGCAATTAAAGCGGCAATGGGCAAAGAACATGATGTAGAAGAAATGGATGCAGCTCAAATGGATGCTATAAAGAATTATACTCCAGGAAGCATGGACGAACGTCCTCATGAATATAAGCCTGGTGATATGTTCTCTACTGACTTCGATTATGAAGGTATGCTTAAAGCAGGACTTAAAGTAAGAGTTAATACTCCAGTTGAAACTATGCAAGCTATCTACGATTCATTCGAAGATGTAAACTATCATAGAGAAAACACTCACTTAGGTGATGTAATAGATGCTATAAAAGCAGGAGATAGAGCAGAAGCAACAGATGCATTAAAAAAATATAGAAAAGAGATAAAAGAAACTCTAGCAGGTATATTCGAAGGAGCTTTTCCAATGAGAGAAAGAGATGAGAATTATGTACCTAGAGGCGGCGAAGTAGTAAGTGAAAGAGTAGGTGGTTTACAAGAATTTGTTGCTCTTATAGAAGATAGAGCTGAAAATAACGACACTACAGGAAGAGAAGAAGCCGAAGAGGTAATGTACGCTATAGGAGATCATTACAACATTGGTGTTGATATTATGAGAGGTCCTTGGGATGACGAAGATGAGTTAGACAGACATGATGTAGGTGTACCAAAGATTGACGAAAAGAAAGGAAAAGATCATGACGGAGATGGAGACGTAGACGGAGATGATTATAAAGCTGCTAAAGACAAGGCTATTAAAAAAGCCATGAAAGAAAATGTTAGAGCTATCATTAGTAAGGTCTTAAAAGAAGATAAAGCTATTAATGAAGCAGCTACTAACCAACTAGCTAAGTTTGCAGAAGATTATGCAGGCTTTGAAGGTATGAAAGGAGCAATACTAGACTTACAAAATATAGTAACAGACATTGAAGCTTATTACGATAAGACTAGAGAGAAAATACAAAAAGTATACGATACTTTAGGTGAGATAAGAAACGAAGAAGGTTTAAAAGTAGGAGGCTTCTTAGCACCAGCTATTGAAACAGCATTTAGTAAAGACCTTAGACCTGTAACTAAGACAGGTTTCTTAAAAGGACTAGATACTCCTAAAGTTAGAACTATTTCTAGTGCAGAAATTGATGCAGCTAAAAGGGCGCAAGGTTTAGATGAATTCGAAACAGCACCTGCACCAAAAAGTAATGTTTTCGCTCCATTAAGAGAGTCTTCTTACGGGAAGAACAAAAAGAAAAAATAATATGGCACAACTATTAGTAGACGTAACACCATTCAGACCGGTACTTAAGGAATCAAAAACTAAGCCGGGAGTATATGAGGTAGAAGGAGTAATGCAAAGAGCAGTTGCAAAGAATCAAAATGGACGTACATATAGTAAAGACATCATACTAAGAGAAGCAGAAAGATAAATCAAAGCGGTAGATAAGCAAGGAAATACTTAAGGAAAACTTGATCACCATGAGTCACATGACAACTCACTAC